AGACGCTATACTGAGCTAGTCTTGCGAATACGCTGCGAATACATTGGCATTCGGAAAAGCACGCGATTTAGCGCAACTCGCCATCGGGGCAAATCGCCTTATCACAGATGAGGGATGTGGGGAACGGGTAGGTTAGACCGTCAACCCAGGCACATGACACTCGCCATTTTCCGCCATTGTCAGCGGGAAACCGGGGCTCGGACACGCTTAAATAAAACGTGCTAGGATGCCGCCATGACCGAACTCACGCGCCATTTCACGCTCGAAGAATTTACGGATAGCCAGACGGCGGCCAGAAAGGGCATTCCCAACGTGCCGCCGGTGGGGAGCCCGGAGCGCGCGAATTTGAAGCGCACGGCCGAAGTGATGGAGGAGGTCCGGACCCTTCTCGGCGACAAGCCGATCTTGGTCAGTTCGGGCTATCGCAGCCCGGCGGTGAACGCGGCGGTTGGGGGCTCAAAGAGTTCCGCACACATGAGCGGGCTGGCGGTCGACTTTAGCTGCCCCGGTTTCGGGACGCCGCGCATGGTCTGCCACAGGCTCAATTTGCACATGAAAGAGCTGGGGATCGACCAGTTGATCCACGAGTACGATAGCTGGGTCCATCTGGGTCTGACCGGCGGTGCGCCGCGCCATCAGGCGCTGACGATCGACAACAAGGGGACACGCAGCGGCTTCGCTTAGGAACACCAACGGCTTGCCGCATTCTTCGCAGCGGATGGTGTTGTGATCTTGCAGCGCGCCGCAGGCGGCGCAGACGAAGGCGTCCCATCGCCACGGGCACAGCTTCCATGGGTAGCCGCAGGGGCATCTGTCGGGGGCAAAGCCGGGCATTCCTCAACCTCTCTCCACTCCTCGGGATTTAGGTCGATGACCGGCCATAGGTCCGTCGGGTGGTTCTGCCCCTGCCCTGTGAAGTCGATGCCCCAAACTTGAGTTGCCATTAGACGGTCTTGGGTTCGTATTGCGAGCGCCTAAACACTCTTCCCGCCGAGAGGTCGCTTGCCAGTTCGCTTGCGCAGCGCTCCAGCGTGTCCGCGTTTTCCTTGTTTAAGCACCACTCCTCCTCGCTTGGCTCGCAATCGTGCTGCGCCAGCCGGTAGGCTGCGGCTTGCTTTCGCCAATCGCGGACGCGTCTTTCGAGCCGGTTTTCTAGCGCCGTTGGTCCCGTCATCTTTGCCCTCCTGATAGTCGCGGATTTCGTCGATTGGAACGCCGGTCAGATCGGCGATGATTGTGGCTTGGTCTGTGCTGGGGCGGAATTTCTCCTGCGCCCACACGTACATTGTTTGTCGAGAGACGCCGATCGCGCGGGCTCGGGCGGCGAGGGTGTCGCCGGGCACCTTGGCGAGGATCGCGGCCATGGGGTGAAGGAACTTGTGCGCGACGGCGCGAAGGTCGCTCGCCAGCGCGGGCAACGGCGCGATTTGGATGGCTCTCGCCAGTTCGTTTTGAAAGCTCATGTGTGTAAATCCCTACACTTGACAGCCCGTCACGTCAAGGGTATGTCATAGCTCATCCACAACCGGGAGAAAAATGGAATGAATGAACATCTCCGCGAGGAGGACGCGCATCGAGCGCGTCAGGCCAGCACGGAAGCAATCGGGCAGGAGCTGTTCGGCTCCGTCGATCAGGGCTCCGACGTGGTCGCGATCGCGGTCTACGTCAACGGGCGGCTGATCCACACCAAGACCGACACGGCGACTGTCGCGCGGATCATGGCGCTTCTGACCGGCACGGCCGACTGATGACGACGCGGGAGCAAGCCCACGAGCTGACAGACCGCGCGCTTGCTCTCGCGGCCATGTGCCGCGTGGTTTTTGCAGGCGAAGAACCTGACGCTGTCGGCGCGGCGCTGGCGGAGACGATGGCGACCTTTCTGCATGGTCACAAGATCGTCGGCGACGTGCGCGGCGAACATGAGATGCGCGAGGCGATCCTTGAGCAATGGGTGACGACGGTTCGCCATCTGCTGTTGATTTACGACAAGCCAATGGGGCCGACGCAATGAAGGGGTCGAAGTACAACCTCGGCATGTCGCTGATGTATCTGCGCCTCGCCTATCAGTCGATGTCCAAGGATCAGGAGGAGGCCGCGCGCGTCGTCGCCAATTGGGCTGCGGAGAGTGACCATCATCTGATGACGAAGGAAGAACAGTTGTGGGCGCTGGCGGAAATCGTCTTAGCGAAGGTCAAGACATTGGAGCCGACGGAAAGATGAAAAAAGCCCGCAAATGCCGCTATTGCGCGGCTGGCCACGTCGCCACGGACGGCGAACATTGGATCGTCACAAGCATCATTCCGGCCCGGATCGACATTCGGATTTGCACGGCGGTCAAATCGGAGGCGAAGCCACGCGATGAATGACCAAGGCAACGAAGGCCAGATTGTCGAGCGCGTCGAGCGAGCCGCGCCAGCGGAGACGTTCGCGGCGGTCCTCATGCAGATGCTGACCAATCCTGACATCCCGGCCGACAAGATGGAAGTCGTCATGCGGATGCGGCGCGAGGTTCTGACCGACCAAGCGCGCGAAGCCTTCATGGAACACTTCGCGGCGTTCTCGGCGGAGCTGCCGCAAGTTGAGCGCGACGGGACTGTCACGCTGGAAAAAGACGGGCGCACCATGGGGCGCTACAACTTCACCACGATCGAAGCGATGGATGTGATCCTGCGTCCGCTGTTGGCGAAGCACGGGCTGGCGATTTCGTTCGCCTCCGTTGACAACAAAGACAGCGTGACGATCACGGGGACGATTTCGGGCCACGGCTGGGAGCGTTCGTCGACTTATTCGTTTCCGCCTGACACGGGACCGGGACGCAACGCCTTGCAGGCGCGCGGTTCGTCGCGGCGCTACGCCAAGCGCTACATCGTCGATGATCTTTGCAACGTGGTTCGCAAGGGCAAGGACGACGACGCGAGGGGCGCTCTGGAAGCGTTGATTGACCCGACGCAGATCAAAGAGCTGACGGACCTCATCAAGGCGACGGCGACCAACGAGGCGGCGTTCCTCAAGACGATGGTTTCGGGCTCGGAGAGTTTGCAGGACATCCGGCAGCGCGACTTTCCGCGTCTCATCATGGCGCTGCGCGAGAAGAAGCAGCGAAGGGCGGCGAAGTGAGCAAGAAAGCCAAGCTGGTTCTGGCGAAGTGGAAGATCAAGCAGCTCAAGGAGGAGCTGCGCATCACTCGGCAGATGCGCGACCAATGGGTGGAAGCCTACACGAGCCTGCGCGACGAGAGGAAGGCGAAATGAGCGAGCCGCGCAGCGAGTTGGCGCGCTACGCCTTCGGCTACTCGGACAAAAAGCCGGGCTGGCTGTTCTGGCTCATCCATCTGGCGATGATCGCTTTCGTAGCGTGGGCCTTTCTCGGCGGCCACGCGCAGGCGCAGCCCCATTGCTATTCCATTTGGCACTTTCACGAGCGACAGCGATGTGGAGGAAACAACCGCCCCCCGGTTGTGAGCATCGCCAAGCGGGAGACGGTCCCGGCGCCTGCCGCAATCTCCGTGCCGGGACCGTCTTTCGACCTCCCCCTACCGGACGCTGATCCGGCGATGACGGCTCTTAGGGAGCGACTGCGATGACCCAGACGTCGCGAGTTGTCTTGGCGTGCTTGTTCATGTTCGCCGTGCTGGCGACGGTCGCGTGGCTCGCCGCGTCGATCATGGCGCACCAATGATCGAGCCGACGGAAGCCGACATCGGCCGGTCGGTCCTCTACACCGGCAATCGCTTTGTCGGCGGCAAGATGGAACGCGGCGTCATTACCGGCTTGAACCATTGGACGGTGTTCGTGCGCTACGGCTCGGACGCGCACGCGAAAGCCACCAGCCGCGAAAATTTGGAGTGGGAGGACATGCTGAAACCGGGACAATTTCGGGCCGAGACGGCGCTGCAATCGCTTCTGAGCGGCGAAGAGGACGCGATGCATAAGCTGCTGCAATCGGCGGTGTTCATGGAGGGCTTCGCGAGAGGCGCGGACGGGCGGTTCGCGGCGATCGAGGCGAGGCTAAAGGCGTTGGAGGACCGCAATGAAGCTGTACCGGGTGGAGCAGGGTTCGGGCGAGTGGTATCGCCTACGCCTCGGCAAGCCGACGAGCAGCAACTTCCACAAGATCGTGACGCCGCTGGGGGCGCCGTCGAAGCAAGCGGTGAAGTACCTCTATCGGCTAGTGGCCGAACGGCTCCTCAACGAGACGATGGATGACGAAATCGGCTTTGTGAAGTGGGTGGCTCAAGGCAAAGAGCAAGAGCCGCACGCCGTCGCGCGATTTCAAGCCGTCAACGAGGTCGAGCTAGAGCCGGGCGGGTTTGTGACGACCAACGACGGCCGGATCGGCGCGAGCCCGGATCGGATTTTCAAGGGCCACAAGGAAAGCCTCGAAATCAAGTCGCCCGCGCCCTGGACCCAGCTCCAATATCTGCTTGAAGGCCCGGACGACGCCTACATCGCGCAAACGCAAGGGCATTTGCTGGTCGGCGACGAGTTCGAGGCGGTCCATTTCTACAGTTACCACGAGCGAACGCCGTCTTTCCATCGGGTCATTCTTCGCGATCCCCACTATCAGTCGATCCTCGCGGCTGCGCTCGACAGCTTTTGCGACGTTCTCGACCAGACGACGGAGCGGGCGAAGGCGCTCGGGGCCTACGCCGTGGTGCGCCGGGTCGAGACGCCCGCCGATGTCGCCTATCAGCAAGACGAGTACGTGCAACTGAGGCTCGTCAACCCGGAGGAAGGCGACCTTGGGGATGCGCCCGCATGATGCCTTTCCCCGAAGGCGTGTTTCACTCGCAGAGCGAGAAATTCGATCTACAGCTCTCGCAAGCCATCATCAACGAGCGCGGGCTGGCGGAGATTTTCAGCGCCAAGAGGATCGAGAAGATCGAGCTGAAAAGCGAAAGCGTTCAGTGGGAAGAAACGCGCAACATCTGCATCGAGTACGCCCGCGACGGCAAGCCGACGGGGATTTCCGTAACTGAGGCGGATTATTGGGTGCATGAGTTGAAGCGGGACGGACAGACGCTCGTCTACCTCATGTTCCCGATCGAGCGGCTGAAAGAGCTGTGCCGGGACGCCAAGGCGCGCGGCTGGTTTCGGCACAACGCCGGGGACGGAGGGCGGCAGTCTGTGATCCTCTTGCGGCTTTGGGACATCCTGCGATGAGCAACAGCAAATTGAATTGCCCACAATGCGGCAGGCAATTCACGCCGTGGCGGGGAAAACGGTTCTGTTCGGAAGTGTGCCGGAAACGGGACGAGAATAGGCGTCTACGAGCAGCGTCAGCCGGTGAGCTTGATGTACTGGACCCTGTGAGGGGGGATGACACGAGCAAAGCCCCATCCCGGCCTTTGAGGGGGGATGAAACGGCGCTGGGGGAGCCGCTATCTGAGCTTGCAGCCGGGATTTCTCGGATAGCAGGGATGCTCAACCCCACCATCGAAGCGATGCGACAGGAGCTGGCGGGGTGGAGGATCGAGGACGAGCGCACGATCCAGACGATTGCCCGGCGGATGAGGGTGGCTCCGACGGCTGTCCGCGAGGCGCTGAATGGCTAGGTGGCTTCCGATAGGGGAGGGGCTTACGCGCCTATTTCCGCGAACTGAGCCAGACCATGGGAATGACCACGGTGGCGCAGTAGACCCCCAGCATGACAAGGGCTGGCATCTGCATCGCCACCGGCACGTCGAGCGCGAGTTTGGCGAGCCAGAGCGCGCCGATAACCGCAACCAGAAGTACAAGCCGCACCGCAAGCACAACCGCAAGTAGGTTGAGCGCCCCCATGACGCCCGCTTTCCACGCGCCCCGGTGAACGAATTCTGTTTCACGTGGAACAGGCTTAGGCGTCGTACTCGTCGTCGCCGCCGTCGCGATCAATCCCGACAATGTTTGAGTGTCGGGGAGCGTTTTTTCCCCCACGAGCTGCATCGGGGCGCGCGAACGCGGCGGCGTATTTTCGGACGGCGCTTCCAGAGTTGCCATAATCGAAGTCGCTCTTTCGCAGGGTGGCGAAGATGGTCAAAATCCGGCCGACGGCGATCAGGGCCGATATGCGCTGCGGCGTCGTCATGACTTCGTCGCGATCGGCGCTTTCGAGGTCGTCGAGGAGCCTGCCTATCTGAGCGTACAGACGCCCGTTGATGTCAAGCGGATCGCCTGACTTCGGCTTAGGGCTGGTCGCCACGCTTGCCTCCCATCCACTGCTCAGCTTGAGAGCCAACCGCGCCCGTCGTGGCGGGCGCTTTCATCACCGCAGCCGCCAATGCGCCAAGCGCGGTCAGCGTGTGGTGTAGCGCCCACGGCGAGATGTAGCGCCCGCCAGCGCCCATTTCATGCGCGAGGGACGCGATACCGGCGAGCGAGCCCGGCGCTGTGACCGCTGCGTATTTCGCCCAGCCCGGAAGCATCTTCCACCCTGCCCGCGCGACGCCGCCCCCTGCCGCCACTTCGGCCCCGGTTTTCGCGCCCTCGCCTCGGTCACTAGCATTGGTTGACGCGCCACCCAGCGCGCCCTTCCATCCGGCGTTCAATCCGGCGTTGGCGAGCTTCGCCAAGCGGCCCGCTGTCGGGATGAAGCCGATTTCGGGCGCGAAAACATCGAGCGCGACGGACGGAGCCAGATCTGCGCCCTCGCGGCCAATCCATTCGGCTGTCGAATGTCCTGGCTCTTTCGACTTCGACCATTCGGGGGCGAGGCCGGTCACGCCGACGGCCTCTTTCGCTGCGCCCTTGAAGCCCGCGCCGATCGAGCCCATCCAGCCGCTGTCGTCCGCCGGGTGCTGATCGCCGAAATCAGGGCGCCCGCCCAACGGCGCGGCTGGCGCGTGCTGATCGTCGCCGAAATCAGGGCGAGGCATTTTTCACCACCTTCCAATTCGCGTCGGCGTCGGGGTTGTCCATGTCCTTGCCGGTGTACTCGTAGGTCTTGCCGTCTTTCGCCGTCCTGCGGTCGCCGGGCAGCATCCCGGTCGCCACGTCGAGCCGCCTGATCCTTGGAATTTGCTCCTCGGCGGCTCGGTTCAGGCCCGGCATCGGAGCGGGCGAGCCGTATTGTTTCCAAGAGTTGTGGAACTCATCGACGCGGCTCGCGGCGACGCCGATATGCTCGCGGATGACCGACAGATATTCGGCCGAACTCGAATACCAAGGGACTTGATTTTCGGACAGCAGGGTTTCCGTCACCGAACCGCCGGGGACGCTGAGTGCGTTGACGTCCTGATTGTAGTTCAGCCAATTGGCCCAGATCGCCCGATAAAGCGGATTGCCGCCAAGCATCTTCGCCTTGATCGCGTCCATGGTCAGGTTTTGGCGATCTTCCGGCGGGAGCTTGTTCAAGGCGGTAATGAGCTGGGTGGCGGCTTCGACAGTCGGGCCGATGCGCTGGATTTGCTTTTGCGTCTGCCCGTTCGGGTCGCGGAACTGGTGGATGGCTTGAAGGTTGTCCGGATTGAACGCGCCGACGCCGGTTTCCTTGTCGCCGGGGTGCATTTTCGCCGCCAGCGGGTTGAACAAGTTCCACATTGCCGCTTCGGGGCCGCCGCTCGACGCCCGGCCAGCGACGCCGGGGCCTGCGTCGTATTTGGAATATTGGTCGAGCAACGGAACGGCTTCCGGCACGCGTTTTCGCACCTCGTCGAGAACTTCCTCCGGGTGCTGCCCGTCTTTGTTGATGTTCGGGTCGGCGGCGATCTCTTTGAGCTGGCGCTCCATTTCGAGCTTGCGCCTCGCCATGATCGACATGGTCATCTTGCCGTACTCGTTCCCGGTCGGCTTGGAGCCTTCGACCATGTCCCACGCGCCCGCGTCGATCATCCTTTGGTTGTCGGTGCGCGTGTCGCCCGGTGGGGCTTCATCCTTGCCCTTGTCGACGACGCCGGGCGGGCGGGTGGTGTCCGGGCCATAAGGGCCGTCGTCCGCGCGCCGGGCGGGCGCGAGCCCATAGAGCGCGTCCTGCGCGTCTTGCTCGTCCTGCTTGGTGTTGGCTTTGTGGAGGTCGCGGATGTTGGCTTCGTGCTTGGCCAAAAAGCGCCGGATTGTTTCGGCGTTGTCGCCGTTCTCCAGCATGGCGAGGATATCTTTGTCGCCACTTTCGACGGCGACGCGCTCGATGTCGCCAAGCAGCCCTTGCGGGTCTTTGTTGCCCTCGACGTCGTATCGGGTGAACACGTCGGCGTACTTGATCGACCGCGCCTGTTCCAATTCTTCTAGCTGTGCGCTGTGGAGCTTAATTTGCTCCAAGCTCTGCTTCATTTTCCAGTCTTGGCCCTCGCGGAAAGCCTTTTGGTAGGCGACGGTGTAGGCGGCCATCCCCGCGCCAAGCGGCGCGCTCGCGAACGCGCCATGCCGGGCGAAATAGCCGCCTAGGCTGTGGAACATGCCCGGCAGCTCGAAGGTCTGCGGGAGCCGGGGGAACGGCTCGGGCTGGCCCCATTGCGTGTGATCGCGCGGGATCGAGGGCTGGGTTGGCGTAAAGCTGGAGGGCGGCTGCGGCGCATTGGCGGGCAGGGGCGCGATGCTGCGCGCGTCGCGCATGGGCGGGTCGGTCGAGCCCAATTTCGGCTTTTTTTGCTGTCCGTCCGGCCCCGGCGCTCCGCCCGGCGCGGGTTTTTGGCCGCCCGATTGCTGGGTGAAATGCTTGACGAGCCCTTGCAGCGCGCTCGGGAGCTGGACCGGCGGGCCGCGCACGTTCCCCGGCTGGGGTCCGAGGCCCGGCATATCGGCGTTTAGGTCTGTGGCTCCAAAAGTATCTGACATGTGTCAATCTATATGGTTGACAGTCTAACCTATGGACCGCCCGCCACCTGTGGCTGGCTTGTGACCGGGAGTTGGAGGCTTGCCGACGCCGGTCCCGACGCCCAAGCCGGTTGTGTGCGCGAGGGCGTCCGGTCTGCAAGGCTACTCCCAGCGCGGTTGAACCGGGAAGCGACCTGTCCGAAAGGCATGTTCGGGTCAAACTGGCCGAATTTCTGACGCAGGATGGCTTTTGTCGCCGCTCCCCATTGGCCGATCGGGATGCGCTGCGCGACTTGCCATTGCACGGCGAGCGGCGCGCTCCTCGGCGTCGGGTATTTGTTGAGGTCGACGCCCGCCTGCCGCGCGTAGGTGTCCCATGTGCCGCCGGGGTGGTTTTGGATTTGGAAATAGCCCTGTGAAATCTCGTTGGGGTTGCCGCCTTGCGCCAGCGTCCGCCCTTGGCTGTCCATGTCGGTTCGGCTGATGATGTTCTGGCCGCCGCCGCTTTCCTGCTTGACCAGCGCGTCGATGAACGGGTTCTGATTGTACCCTGATTTCTGGTAGACGGCGTCGGGCTGGCCGTCGCCCGCCTCCTGTGGCGGATTGTTTGGGTCGCGCCCGCCTTGCCGGTTGGGCGCGTTCATGCCTGCGTTAGAAACGCCTGTGTCGCCGCCGGGGATGCCGCCGCCGCCCATGCCCCCCAATTCGGCCGGGTTGAGCGGCAGCCAGCCGCCGCCGGGATGGTGGTGATGCATGTCCCAGCCATGCATCGGGTGGTGATAGGGCCACGCGCCGCGCCAAGCCGGATGACCGTGAGCGCCGGGATGGAAGCCGCCGCCTCGGAAGCCGCCGACGCCGTGGGTGAACCGTCCGCCGTGGAAGCGGCCGAACCTTACGCCGCCCCGCCGTCCGCCGCCAGCCAGAAGCATCCCCGCCAGCGGCAAGAGGATGCGCGCGGCCTGCGCCAGATCGGCGAGCGCGGTCGGACTGCCGGTCGAGGCCCCAGAAATGTCTTGGAGTATCCTTGGCGTGGCCCCTGCGCCCGTCGGCGGGGCTTCTTCGTCGGGGCCGGGCTTGTGGGTCGGCAGCGGAACTCGCGTTGGGAGCGGCGGACCCCGCTTATGGACGTTGATGTTGCCGCCCTGCCCGGCGTCGGCGGTTTGGTCGCCCGGCCGTGGCGGCGGCAACGGCGTGTCGGCGGCTGGCGTTCCGGCGGCTGTGACCGGGTTGCCTTGCGCGTCGACGGCTGGCGTCCCGTCGGCGTTAGTGCGTTCGGCTTGAGCTGCGGGCTGTTGGGCTGCGCCGGGCGGGATCGAGGCGGCGGCTGGCGTCGAGCCGCCCCATGTGCCGGTCGCTGGATCGAACTCTGGTGCGTCCCCCGCTGGCAAGCCCGTCGCCATGCTCGCGGCGGCGTCGAGCCCGACTTGATTGGCCGGATTGAGCGCCTGCCCAGTCGACTGCGCCCCGGTCTGCCCGGCCGCCAGCGTCGGCAGGGCGAAGGGGGCGTTCTGGCCGCCCTGCGGCACTGGCCCGGTCGGACCCGGCGGCTTGCCCGAAAGCTGCTTGAGCAACGCCTTGAGCTGGTCGGTCGCCGACTTGGGCGCGTATTGTTGATCGTTTTGGTTCTGCTGGTTGGGCTGGGTCTGCTGCTGCTGGTTCTGGCCGGTCGGCGTCGAGCCGGGCGTGGTTGACGATTGTGTGCCACTGGCTGCGCCGACGGGATCGCCGCCGGTCGCGGCGGCGGCGCTTGGAGGGGTCATCGAGGCGGCCTGCGCCGCCGCAGGGCTCGCGCCTGCCCCATCGCCGCCCGCGCCGCTGAGTGCGTTCGTGAGGTTGCTGAAATTTTGGAAGCCGCCGCCGCCTGCATCGCTGGCGCTGATATCGCCGCCGGTAAAATCTCCGGTCCCGCCTTGGATTTGGTCGCCAAGGGTGGCGTCGGCGAAGGTCTGGTTGTTCACGCCGCTTAGAGGGTCGCTGCCGCCAGAGGAACCACTAAGGGCGTCGCCTACGTTGCTCATGCTCCTGCAAGCCCCAAACTCGCCAGACTGCCCGCTGCGCTGCCCGCTGCGCTGCCAAATTGCTGCGCCGCCTGCAATTGCGCCTGATCGGCGGCCAGGACGGCGGAGGTCGGAATGTTGGTCTGAGCCGTCTGCAAGGCCGGGTTGAAGGCCGGGTTGCCGACGGTGGAGGTCTGTTCCTGCCCCTGTGTCGCCTGCCCCAAGTTGGCTTGGCTGGCGAGGTCTTGCAGCTCGGGGGTCGACCCGCCCATGCCAAGCTGGTTGTAGCGGTTGGTGGTTTCGGTCTGATTGCCGGTGACGGCGTCGGTGATCGCGCCAAGGTCGAACTGGCTCGGGCCGAACTCGAATGGCCCCTGCATGAGGTTGGTGTCGAGGCCGCTGATTTGGCCGCCGCCGGTGCCGCCAAAGCCGCCGCTACTGCCCTTGCCGCCGCCGCCGGTGCTCATGAGGTTGCTGCCGGTGTGTTCGAGCCTGCTTGGCCGCCCGCCGCTGCGCCCGCCAGCGACGCGAGGCTGGACGCGTTTTGCAGATTTTGCTGATTTTCGGCGAGAAGGTTCTCGTTGTTTTGCTGGGAGATGTTGATGGCGTCGCCAAAGGCCTTGTAGTCGGCCCCTTGGTTCACGTCGCTCGTCGCGCCCGATTGGATCGCCTTGCCGATGTTCGCGCCGGTCGCCGTCTGGGTCGCCATGGTCGATAGGCTGGGGCCTCCGCCTTCGCCTGATCCCTCGAATTGCGCTTGGCCTTCGGTGAGGTTCTGCCCGTAGTCGTATTCTGCGAGGCCCGATTGCTGCGGCGTGATCCCGCCGGGGCTGGTGAAGTACGGATATTGCTGCTGGTTGACGTTCTCTCCGCCCGCCGCCTTGCCGCCGAGTTCGCTGCCGATAGAACTCATTCGAGCCTCAATTGCCAGCGGACGTTGGCTTCTGTGGCGCCTAGTTTTAGCGCGATCGGCTCTAAATCGAAATCCGTCTCGGAGCTGACCCGCCAGAGCGAGCATTTGCGCCGCCTCGCCCACTCGATCGAGGCGCGCAGGAGCATGACCGCCTGCCACATCTTGCCGTCGTCGGCGCAGACCAAGGTGACGTTGCACTCGGGCGTGTGCGGGGTCCAAGGGGTGGTCGACAGCATGGCGATGCAGAATGCGTGATCGCTGCGGATCGGCAGGAACATCATCGGCCCTTTGAGGACGATGTTTCTGAACCACATTTCGGTGCCGAGACGATCATAGCGACCGGGATAGCGCCGATCGCCGAGTTCGAGCATCCAGCCGATGTCGTCCTCGGTGATCAGGCGTGGCCGGAAACGATCGCTGCTTGGTTCAGTGCGTTGTGTTCTTGGGAATTGGTGAACAGAAACCATTGGAACGGACCCGCTTGTTGGGTCGGATTGTCTATCAGCCCAAGTGACGGCTGCACACCGAACCAGTTGGCGGCGTCGTCATGGGCTTGTTGGTGGTTCATGTCCCAAAGGCTTGCGCCGGTCTGCCACGCGTCGGGCGGCATCGGGTCGAGCAGATAGTTGATGAGGTTGAATTTGCTCGGGTCGCGCATCTGAGCGACGAGCTTCTGATGCTCTTGCTGATGATCGAACACCCACGCCGCTTGAGCGCGCGGGTTGTCCGGGTAGTGGAGGAGGCTAACGATGCTCATTCGGCGAAGCCCCATTGCTCCTTCATGCACTTGCGGCAGAAGCGCACCGTCCAGCCCTTGGCGTTCGACACGATCAACGGCACGTCGTCCTCGGGGATGACGGCGGAGCAATAGGAGCAGAGGACCGACGGCACGCTATCGGGCCGCCCCCACGTGAGGCGGTTCCAATCGAAGCCCTTGCGCGGCCCGAATTTGGCCTCAGTCGCCACGTTTTCGGACTTGCTCGGTGACGAGGTCTGACGACGGCTGTGGCCCGATGCTGTCATCAGACGTTCCAATAGGGTCGAAGCCGCGTGGGCTAATTCGATCCATGCCGAAGTCGCTGTCACGTCCTTCTCCGGTTGCGCTTCGCCCGCCTGCGCGCGGGCCGACGCGAGGCTCGGTTCCGGTTCGCAAAGGCCCGGCGAGTGAGCGCCCTGATTTCAGAACTCCGTCCCGGCTCTGAAAGAACCCGGTTGGACTGCCGCGCTCCGTCCCGTCCGTTTCCCGCGTCCTCGGCCATTCCCGCTCGCTCGCCATTTTACTTCCTCTTTCCGGGGCCGCGCCGCCGCCGCCGCGCTCGGCGGAGGTTCTTCCGCCGCGCCCGCTTCTGCGCTGTCGATCCGCGCGCCATCTTTTACCCCGCAAACTGCGAGTTGCCCACGTTCTCCGTGGTCGGGCCGAAACCAAGCAGCTCGAAGCCAGCGGGAAGGCCGACAGGACTAAATCCGGGTTCCAGCATGTTCATGGCGGCCACGGCGAGGGTCGCAAGGGCTGGCCCAGCGTTGCCGCCCGTGACGAGGCTCTGAACGAGCTGCTGCAATGCGCGTTCGCCGCCGCCGCCGGTCGCCGTGTTGGGCGAGGTCGGTGCAGTTGTGTCTGTCGCGTCGGGTGAGGACGGGGCGGACGGCGCAGCCGGTGCGGCGGGTGAGGGCGAGGACGGCGAAGCGGCGTTAGCAGCGGCGGCGGGGGCGGAGGAGCCAAGCCCGCTGGTTGTGTTCGCGGGCGCAGTGGTCGCGACTGTGGTGGCGGGCGCAGCGGGTGTGCCTGTCGGGCTGTCCGACGCGTTTCCTAGTCCGCCACCGAGAGCGATGGCTGGCGTACCGGGAGGCGCATTCGGACTTGAGCCCCCCGCGACGGCGTCGGAGCCGATGCCGCCCGGCCCGATCGACAGCGACGGTGCAGCGGGCGTGCCAGTTGGGCTGTCCGACGCATTGCCGGGTCCGCCGCCAAGGGCGACGGCCGGTCCCGCAAGCGACGCGGTGGAAACATTCCCCATCGCGCCACGGGCTGGGCCGAAGTCTGCCGGGCTGGGCGTTCCCCCGGCGACAGCCGCGCCGCCGACGCCGGGCGCCTTGCCAGTATTGGCGGAAGTCGCCGTCGAGCTGCCAGAGCCTCGCGTGGTGTTCGTGGGTCCGAACAGGCTGGACGTGTCGGTTCCGATGCTGCCTCGCGCCGCCGCCGCCGCCTGCGATCCGGCGAGTTCGTGCGCCAACGTGGTCAAGCTGGGTCCGGGGGCTCCAAGCGGCGAGACTGCGACTTGGCCGGTCGGCGCTGCGCCCTGACCGCCGACGCCCAGCGGCACGCCCAAGCTTGGAACGCCGGTCGTCGCGCCGCCGCCGCCAAAGTCGAGCTGGGAGTTCCTGACCGCGCCTCGGAGCGCGTCGGCCGGGTTGCCGCCCAAGAGGGCTTGAAGCGCCGCTCGGACGCTTGCGCTAAAGCCCGATCCGCCTGCGGCTGTTCCGCCGCCGCCGCCGGTGGCTGCGCCCGGTCCTCCGGTTCCACCGCCGCCGGTCGCGGCGCCAGCTCCCCCGCCGCCGCCCTGTCCGCCGCCGGTCGCCGCTCCGCCGCGCGCTGTGCTGCCGCCGCCGCCGCCAAAAGCCATCCCCTGCGCTGCGGCGTCGGTGACGCCAGCATTGGCGTTGCCGGGGCCTACCGCGACGCTGGTTTGGCCGCCGCCGCCGCCGAAGGCGTTTGCGGCGTCAGAGCTGCCGCCAACTGCGTCCGCTTGACCAGCGGAGCCGACGCCGCCGATGCCAGCCGCCGCCGCGTCGGCGCTTGTGGTTGACGTGCCTGCTGGCGCCCCGCTTCCGGGTCCAGCGGCTACGCCGCCGACGCCAGAAGCGTCGCCGCCCGTTCCGTCGCTGCCCGACGAACTGCTGCCGTCGCCGTTATCAAACCAGAGGAATTTGGGCAGGCCCGGAAAACGGGTGTAAACATTGATATCGCTGGCGGGGCGCATGACTTACCCCTTAGCGGCGCGGGCCTTCAAAAGATCGACCGGCATGAGTTCAACGACATCGTTGAAGCGCAGGAGCCCGGCGAGCCCGATCAATGCGGCTTCGGCTCGGCCGTCGTCCATCTTGCGCGCGAACAGTTGGGCTTGTCCGGGCCAGCGATTGATGGCGTTCGAGCGCGCCATGTCCTTCATGTCTTTGCCGGGTGGGACGCCGACGGCGCGCTTCCATGTGACGGGGGTGATGAAGATGGTGGGAATAGCTGCGGCAGCAAGACAGCCACGGACAACGCCTTTTGCATCTCCGAAGGCGAAAGCGCCGACAGCTCCCTCCAAAGGTCGAGGACCGACGCGTTCAACAAAGGCTCTAGTGGCGTGAGACTTGTAGACGATTTCAGCCAGGAGCGGAGCATTGATGGTTCTCCGTTTTGCCGGGCCGTCGCGCAGCGTGGGCATGTCCCACACGTCGATCAGCTCGCCCGCGTCAGAGAGGGCGGCGAGCGCGCCACCCGCGCCGATGTCAACGCCGAGAATAGTCATCGTCGGCCGCTCCGCCTGACGGGTCCGGTTCGCCCGCCGCGACCCGGCGATCGTCTCATGGGTTCCTCCGCCCTCGGCGGCCCCTGCCGGTTCCTTGCCGGTGTCCGCGCGCTCGGCGGATGCGGGTTGTCGGTCGTTTCTGGCCGCCCGCCTTCCCGGCCGGGTCGACGCGGCTGCGGCGTCCAAGACGCACGCCTTTCGCCATCACATCCTCCTGCCTTTGCGGTACGAATTGAGGCGAGGCGTCCACCGTGGCAGACGCCAGCCTTTGGGCTTGAGCTGCCTCTGCAAGTTTTGCGTGTTGCGGAGGCCAGTTCGGCGCATTGGCCTAACGGCGCTTACGAGCGCGGATGCGACGAGCGCGTCGCGTCTGTCGGAGCCGTTTAGCCATGGTCCTTACCTCCGCCTGCCCCTTCGCCCGCGCCGACGGCCACGTCGATCTTCGGTGAAGTCATCCCAATGCGTGTTCGGACCCATGGCGTGTCTCCTGATGTTGAGCAAGGCCACGCGGCGGAAAGACGCGACGTGGCGTCACCTTCGCACTTTCTACGCACCAAAGAGGGTGCGTTCTTCGGCGGCCAGATGAAGCCGCTCCAAATTAAAATCCGGCGAATTGGTCTGTAAGTCAATGGCGGACCAAATTCCGGCCCCGTGCAGCGGCGCGGGGAGGATGCCGAACTGAGCGCCGCGCGTCAGCTCGAAATCGACGCTCTCGACGCCGCCGGGGATGCCGCCGCCGCCGCTGGTGACGGTTCCCGTGATCGAGACGCCGCGTCCGTCATTGTCGGCGACTTCGGCATAGAGCCGTTTGAGGTTCTTGATCGTCAGCGCCGACAGCTTGCCCGATGTCACGCGCAATTGCTTGGTCGACAGGCGCTTGACGAGCGTCGGGCTCGGCGCGGCGAACAGCCGATAGAGATGCGTTCCGTCGGTCCCGTAGGGCGTGATGGTGCTGTCCTGTTCGTAGGAGCCGATGTTGGTCAGCTCCAAGCCTTGGCTGGCGACGCTCCAAAATTCGTTGCCCTTGGTCGGGTGGAACATGAGTAACAGCGAGCGCGTGACGCCGAACGGATCGGTGAAGCGGCCATTGAGGAGCATGACGCGAAACCCGAACATGGTCGCCGGGGCGAACGTGGGCAGATAGAGCGACGTGTCGAGCTTGTTCCAAACGCCCGTCACCTTGTCGCCGATCGGCACCGCTTCGCCGCCTTGCAGGATCGAGATGCCTGCGCCGTTGAACATGGTGAAGTAGCGCCCCAGCCGTCCGATCGGACGCGGGAAGCGCTGGCCGACTTGCGGATCGACGTTGAAATAGTTGAAGTCGGTCGTGACCGGCTGGGTGAGCTGGCCGGGCGTGCCAAGCAGGGTGACGTTGTTGATGGCGTCGATCGAGCTGTCGCCGAAAAAGTAGAGGTAGCCAGCGGACGCGGCGATGTCCATGAACGAGTACACGAGCCGGTCGCCGAAATAGCCGAACGATCCTCCACCGTTCGCGGTGGAAAAATCAGCGCCGTTCGACGGCGCGCTGAATGAACAGACATCCTTGCCGATCACCCAAAGGCGGGAGCTGTAGACTTCCATCGCATAGATGCCGGGGAGCCCAGATGGCATCGGCGGGATCGGCCCGGTCGGGTCTGTCTCGGCGAGGTCGGTCAGCCAATCGGGGGCGGGATCGCCGGGGCTTGAGAGGGTTACGCCGTCCCACGCGTACAAGCCTTTTGGGCTTCCGAACAGGACGCCGCCTTGCTGGCCGACTTGCGAGCCTACGAACGCCGGTCTCCAAACTTTCGCGCTCGCCCAATATTGCGGGGCTATCGCATTCCAAATCGCTCCCTGAGCGCGCAATCCCGTCGTCGCTGCCGTATTAAGATCGACCTCGTCAACAGTGCCATCAGATAGAAACATCCAACCCATGGCACCGGGAGGAGGAGCGCTAAACTGAGGCGTCTGATTGCCGTAGAACCCAAAAAACATGCGAAGAATGGTCGTGCCTGCCGGGGCGGTGTAGATGGGAGCAGACGGTCCCCAGCATGTACGAAGATTTCCGGGGCCGATGGCGAAGAAGTTTTCATTCCACCACTCCTCTTGATCGTCGATCGAACCGCGCTTGGACTGCTGGTTCAGCCCGCGCCATTGCTCGACCGTCGTGAGGTCAAAAGGATTATCAGATTGGATCGGCATATGTCAAGCCCAGCACGTTACGTCACTCACTCGGGCTGACGGTCGTCTGGGTCTTGCGGGTCTTTGAGCCGTCCCTTCGCCACCTTTCCGCGCGCCTTTTTCGCCAGCGCTTGTCCGACGGCTTGCTCGCCGACGGCGCTCGCCGTGTCGGCCGCCTCGCCCGGCGCCCAAAAGCCGCCGCCGCTGCCCATTGGCGGATTGAGCGCCTTGTCGACGGCGCTCTCGCCCTGCGTCGATGCGCGATCGGGGTAGGCGGCGGCACGACCGGCTTCGGCGGTCGGCGAAGGGGCCAGCGCCCGGCCGACGGCGGCTTCGCCCTGCGTCGAGGCGACGTCGGGATAAGCCGCGTTGCGTCCGCTTTCGGAATAGGGAGCGCCCTGCCCGCCAAAGAGCTGTTGCGCCACCGCGTCCGGTCCCGCCTCCGCTGCGCGCGGGTCCGGGGCGAGCGCGTTTTCGACTGCCGCTGTTCCCGCCGCTTTCGCCCTGCCGCTGCGCGGCTGGGTGTCGAGGGTCGGCTCGATGCGCGGCATTTGGGTCATGCCGTAGGGATCTTCGGCCAGCAACCACGAGCGCATGAGCTGGTGAAGCCCGTGCATCTGTCCCGCGTCTTTCGCCATCACGCGCTCCTCATGGTGGCGCCGTAGACGTTCTGGATCATCTGCGGACAGACGACGGCGGCGCACATCGGAAGATCGTTGTTGAACATCTCCGCCATCGCCTGCGCGTCCTCCTTGCGCTGCTGCTGGGTAAGCGCCAGGACGGCGGCCCAATAGCTCACGGCGTCGGTCCACGGATAGGGAATGGGCTCAAGGTCGCCGTCGGTGAGCAACGGCTTGGGGATGATGGTCAGGTCGACTTCCATCGGCGCGAAGATCGACGGGATCGGCGCGAGATAGAGCGCGGCCAGAGGGCCGACGCCATATTGCGCGTACCAGCCGGGTTGACTGATCGTGCCGTAGAACGTCCCGCCATAGATGCGGAACCGGGCTTGAAAATCGGTCCACACGATCCGCTTCCAGACCGGCTTCCACGTCCCGCCGGTGATCGACCAGATGCCGTCGGCGTCCTCCTGCCACGCTCCGCCGATGCCGATAGCGAGCGAGCGGCAGGAGAGGATCGACTGCGCTTGCGGGACGACTTGTTGGACGAGGGAGTTCCATTCGGAGAACGGATAGACCTCGCGGTTTGGCTTGGTCTGCAATCCGGGCGGGATCATGCGGATGCAGCCTGAGACGGCGGCGATCCGGCGGCGGGAGCGATTGATGAAAGAGGTTAGCTGCGGGATCGCGAAGAATTGCCCCTGAGTGTCATTCAGGTGGCTTTGCACTTCGCTGACATAAGCCGCAAGCATGAACCATCTTTACCGCTTTTTCTTCGGCGCGGCGCGGTGATGCGATCGGGCGGGCAGGTGGGTCGGCGGCTCGTCGGTGGGCTGTTGCTCGGGGTCGAGCGGCGGCACGTCCACGATTGGCCCGACGGGCAAGGCGTCCATGCTCGTTTCGCCGTTGCTGTCGCGCGCCGTGACATTGCCGCCGATCATCGCCCCGATGTCGGCGGGGACGAGCGTGTAGGTCGCTGCGGTCGCGCCTGCGATCGGCGAGCCGTTGCGGGTCCACATGCGGGCGTAGGTGATCGTCCCGCTGGTTCCGGTCCATGTCCCGGTCGACAGACCAAGCTGCGAACCGACGACAAGATCGGTGATGACAGAGATGAGCGGGCGCACGGTGTTGACCGGCGGGCGCAGCGGGTTCGGGTTCCACGGTAGTTGCGGAATGGTCGGGACCGGCGACGGGATGATTGCAGGCGGGTTTTGGCCGGGCGTCGAGGGCAGCGGCGGCGGCACGGTTCCGATCTTGAAAATGTTGGCGAACACGATCGGCGGCGAGGGCGGCGTAGTGGTGAAGTAGCCGGGGAACAGGGTCGCCGGGAGGAGCGCCGTTCCGGGCGGCACGAACTGCGGCTGGGGGACGCCGGGGATCGAAGGCGGGACGGTCGACGGGGGAACGGCCGGGCCGACGAGCGGACCTCGGGGAACCGTGACCGGCGCTGTGTTCCCTCCGGTTGGCGGGAAAACCGGATAGCCGACGGGGTTCGCCATCGGCGGCGGCGGGATGATTGGCGTGCCGGTGATGGGACCGGCGGCGGGTACGGTCGCGCTGCCGCTGCCGTACACGGGTTGGGGGATGCCCGCGATCGAGGGCGGGACGGGCGCGGGCTGGATCGGGGGCGTGCCGTTAGACACTGTAAGCCTGCGTAATGGTGGCGCAGCCGCTTCCGGCGATGACGACGTTCTGCCCGTCAGCGACGACGAGCCCGGATTGGCCGGGCTGCAACAGCGTCGAGCTGGGCGCATTGACGAACTGCCAGCCGAACCAATTCGGCGGGCGGCGGCCTGCGAGCGGCCGGATCGGCGGATCGGTGTTTCCGGTCGCGCGCTGCCATGCCCGGAACGCTTCGACGTAGTCGTTGTAGCGTTGGAAGTTCGGAATGAAGGTGTTAGGCGGCGACGGCGGAGGGCATCCGCATTTTGACGGCGGGGCGCTCGACAGCAATCCGGTTCCGGGGGCGCGGGCCGGATTGGAGGTCGAGACGGGCGGGTAGTACATAACGACGCGGTTCGAGCCGGTGGCGACGATCCACGCGCCCGTCGGGATCACGAACCCGTTACAAAACTGTCCAACGTTGATTTGACGCGGCTTCCCGAACGGCGACAGCGTAGCGCCGGGTGGACCGGGCGGCCATGCCTGGACGGGCAGCATCCTAGAACGGCGCTCCTCCCGTGATCCCGGTTATCTGCATCCCGGTCGATGGCTTAGAGCAGACCAGATTGAGCGCAGTAATCGAGAGACCCACGCTCGCAATTTGCCCTTGCGGGATCGTGGAATACCAGCCGGTCCACGCAAAATTTGCATCTTCATGCACCACTAATGTGATGTACTTAGAGTTGAACCCGTAGGCGGTTCCTTGGGGGCAGTTGAGGTCGAAAAAGATTGGAGTATCCCCCAACAGAAGCCCGCGAAAACCAGAATTAACAGGATCATCCTTACCCCAGCGGGAAGAAGGATCATTGTTGTAGCGCTCCACCGCCATGAAGTCGGTCAGGAGGGTCGTCCAATCCTCGACCGAACAGACCATGAAATCCAACGCTTCACCGCCTGAGTTTTTGACCGCCGCGAGCATGTTGGGGATGAACGCGGCGCGGGTCAGGATGTCGCCAGCGGCAGTGACGACGAGCCCTTGCCAATCTGGATAGGTCGCCCGGCTTAACCCGCCATAGGTGGGCGCGGTGGTGGCGTTGCCGTAGGCGTCCTGTAGACTGAACATTTGCAGGACGTTGACGCCGATCGGCGGGCCGAACAGCGCGGTTGTCAGCGCCTGCAACGAGCTGTTTTTCAGATCGTTGAGCTTGAGCATGAGGCGCGAGGCGACGGCGATCGCGTCCTGCGTCACGAGCTGTTCGAGGCCAAGCGAACTGACCGGCGTCGCCAGCGCGCACATGTTGAACTCGGCGTTGACGGTCGCGGCGACGTCCTGCGGCAGATTGAACTGCCCGGCTGGCCCGATCCAGCTCGATTGGACGTATTGTCCGGTCTGCACGGGCTGGGTGTACGGCGACACGCCGCCACTGGCCCGGATGGCGTTGCGCAGGAGCAGGGCGAGGAGCGGGTTCTGTTTGTAGATTAAGATGACGACCATTTGCGCGAACACACGTCGCACGGTCGCTTGCAGCTCCAGCCCGATCGGTCCCGACGGGATGATGCCTGCGCCAAGCAGAGGCATGGGTTATCTCCCTCTGGCGCGCTCCTCGTCACGGTGGATTGCGCCTAGGATTTCTCTGCGTCCCCACGCTTCCGGGTCTTTGGCGATTTCGGCGAACTCCGGGGCCTTTTCATGATGCCAAAACTGGCTGTCATGGGTCGGAGCTGACATCTGCGGGTTCTTGCTCGCCCTGTATTCGGCCGCCACTTCGTGATCGGCGACGGCTTTTTCGTGCATCCACTTTTCGAGGTCTTTCATCCCCTCGTCGGTGAAACCGTATTGTTTCTGGACCTTGGCCCGGCTGGCGTTCCAAGCCTCGCGGTCTGCGCGGGCCGACGCGTCGGCGGCTTCCTTCTGCTTTTTCTGGTCCTCGGCGCTGAACCGCTGTTCGACCTTTTCCTCCAAGTCATAGTCGGGAATGGCGAGGTTGGGGTACTTGCGCTTGATGAGGCGCTTGGCCTCTTTGTTCAGGACCGGGTCGTTGTAGATGCTCTCGACGAAGTCGGCGGTCATCCGCTTGTCGTTGAGGAATTTGTATTCCTCGTCTGAGATGGTGCGCGGCATGGGCTAGCTCTTGTTGTCCTTGCCTGTGATGTTCGGCTGCAACGGGACGCCGCCTTCGGGCTTAGGCACGACGGCGGGGATTGCGCCCCACTCACTGACTTCGGATTGGGTGTCGACTTGGAGGATCGTCCTTGGAGGCGTCTCCGGGGGCGACGTGATCGGCGGGTCGTAGGAGCGGTTCTGAGCCACGTTTTCCTCCAAGTCTAGGTTAGACTGTCAACCCATATGGATTACACTACCAGCCCGCGCGCCTTGCGACGGGTCATCGCCAAGAGGACGAGAAAACCACACCCCACGATCACTCCAGGGAGCCCCGCGCCGACAACGGGTCCGGGCACAACGTCCGTGGTGAGCTGGGCCGAGCCGCCGAACGATTGATCCCCCGCCGTGAAGGCGACGGCGAATTGAATTTCGTCCGTCGTAAACGCGCCCGTCGCCGCCGGGAACGGCCCAGCGGAGCCGTCGAGCAACGCCACCGGGAAGGTGTGCGAAGCGAGCAACCCGCCATTGGCGAAAGTGCTTTCGGTCGTCGGGCCAGGATCGTTGGTCAGACCGTTGACGGTGAAGGTGCTGAGTGTGTTGCCAAGCCCGGTGATGAAGCTTTGCAGGATATCAACGGTCAGAATGTGCGCGCCGGTGAAGCCAGCCGCTGCGGTGGCGTCGAGCGTGACGCTCGAAAGATCGGCGTGGGGCAGGATCGGCGCGCCTTGCGCGTTGACCGTGATGTTGGAGAAGTTCGCGTCATTGGCGGTGAGGCTCGCCGCGCCGGTCGTAATCCCGGTGACGTTGTCGATCAGCGTCCCGTTGTCGAACACTTCGATTTGCAACGTCGCGGCGGCGGGAACGGCGGTTGCAGCAAGAAGCGCGGCGGCCAAAACAAATCTGTTCATGTCACGGTCCCCGGCTCGAAATTGAGCAATGGCTCGTCGTAGCACGGGGTTTAACTCCCCGGAAGCGGCGTTGAGGGCATCGGGGCGCCGCCCTGACCGCCGCCGGGTTGGCCTTGCCCGCCTTGCCCCATGATTTTTTGCAGAAGCGCATTCTGGATGGTGCGCTTGAGCTGGTCGCCGATCATCGTCTTTTGGATGCCGACGGCCGGTCCCATGCCGCCCGCGCCGCCAAGATGGCGCGAAAGCTGGCTGATGGTGCGGAAAACATCGCTGTGCAGTTTCGAGCCCGGCTGCAACCCAAGCCCCGCCTGCTTCAAGGTTTGGATCGCCTGGATGATGAGGTTCATGCTGTCGGCTTGGTTGCCGGGACCGGGAGCCGAGACTTGCGCTCCCATTTTCGAGCGCGCGAAGGCGGCCAAGTCGCCGCCGCCCTGAATTGGCGCACTGTCGCCCGGTGGCTGACCGCCGGTGGGAGGTCCGGGTGGCGCACCACCGGGCGGGCCGCCTTGCCCCAGCTCGGGATCGTCATCCGTTACGTCGGGCATCCGTTCCAACTCCCCTGAGGCCGCCCCCGTGGCTGGGGGCAATGGATAACGGGGGCGGTCATCCCGTAAGCGGTCCCTTTGGGGGAAAGGGTCGGGACGGGCGGGAAGCTAGCCGATTATCGCATCACTGCAAAGTCGGCTTTCCGCCGCCAGCCTTCTTGCGCGAGCCGCCCCCGCCCGGCTTGATGCCCAAAACCTGCATCATCAAACCTTCCTGCTTGTCCTCCTTCGCCTGCGCGGCTTGGGCTTTCTGCCGCTGCTTCAGGCGCGACAGCAGCAGCTCGGCGCCCGGCGGGTGGAGCATGTGGATCAAATCCTCGGCGTCGATCGCTCCCGCTCTAGCGAGCGCAATAGCCACCTGACGATTGTCCTCCGCGAAGGCGGGCGACGCCGAGTGGCTGTCGACTTGGACTTGGAAATTGCCCGGAAGCTGTTGGAGGGTAAATTCGATTTGGCTGTCGGCGGTGGTGTAGATGAGGGCGTCCATGGCTTGCATGATGCGGAGCGCCAGCCACCCACAATCGGCGAGCTGCCGTTCGAGCGTCGCGGCTTGTTTGATGAGGTGGGGGGACGAAGTTCTAACCAAGGTTTGAGCGTGGACGCCAGCTCGGACACCCGGCTCTCCCGATCCAGACATGATAGGCGAGAACCCAGATGCTTCATCAAACAGTTTGAAAATAAATTCGAGTTCTTCCAAGTAGTTTTCCGGCGGCGGGTCCAGTAGTTTCGTGGCCTTTGCGTTAGGGTTTGGATCGTTAATGAAACCTCCCTCGTTGACAATCTTAAAGTATTG